GTCGGCATCGCTGAAGAAAATCTCACCATAAGGAGCACGAGTAATCGCTTTCACGTCAAATTCGCCGCTGATATAGTGCGACATTTCTTCTGTTATGAAACTCTCTGCTTCTGAAAAGCTGAGTGCTTCTACTGTGTAAACCTCTGTAACCTTTTTGCTCCGACCATCTTCCATAGTCTTGTCGTAGCGTATCTTGGTTTCAAACCAAGAAGTTGTTTTGTTTCTCATTGCTAAAATTGTTTATAAAAATTCTTTGTTTCGTTCTACCAGCGCATTTTTCTTTCTTACATCGCGATTACCCTCCAACTTCTTAAAGAGTGTATAATCTGTTGTTTTCTTTACTTCCATTATATGTATTCCTTATTTTTTTCTATTTCTATTTCCATCTGCTGAATGAGTATTGCTTCATCTGCCGATGGTATGTATATACCAGCTTCTTGCGCAGCCCAATTTCGGAACCTTTCTATTGACAAACTAAATTCGCTTGTATCAAGGTCAGCACTGCTTCTAAGCACCTTTATCTTTCCCAAATACTTATCTTCTCTTTCTCGGATAAATAAATCGGGGTTTACAAGTTTCTTATAATATTGTTGCTTGACCCATTCAAGTGTATTACCAGTCTGTGTGCCAAAATAAGCCAAAATCACGTGTAGATACTTATTCTGTGGCAAGCTGCGTCTTGGCTTTTTCTCGCTCATTTCTATTATCCTTCTACTCTCAGCTAACTTCTTTGCACGAAGCAAGAAATTAGCCTTATCGAGTGGGTTCGATGTATCATATATCATTAGAATGGTGCATCATCATTGTCTTGCGGTGGGAACGACACTGGTTGAGTACTCGCTGATTGTTTGTGTTGCGGTTGCATCTGTCGCACCTCTATATTATACGGACGAACGTGAGTAAAATATTTCTTTCTTCCGTCTTGTTCTGTAATTTCTGACCCTTGCAAGTCAAAGGAGATTGTAACAATCTGTCCTACTTGGATGTTATCAAGTAAGGACGTTTTACTCTCCATAAAATCAAAAAGGATTTTGTTCTCGTATTGAGAACGTTGTCCTGTATATGGGTCAAAAGTTGTGCAATCCACGTAAAGCGAACGCTTTGTAAAAGTCTTCCCACCTTTTGAAGTTAATTGCTGTGGTTGTCCTACTGCGAGGACTACACCTGTCTTACTATTTGCCATCGTTAAATATTTTCTTGTCTGTTATTAATTCTCTGTTGTCTTCCAAAAACTGAATAAAGTCCTCGCATTTATGTTGGAGTACAGGTATATCTCTACTTGGTACAAACTCGTAACTCTCTGTGAAAGTTTCGTAATTGTACTTACCAATCACAGCCACATTATACTCGAACGTCCTTACATCGTTACCCATCTGCATAAGGCAGAATGGATAAACCAAATGCTGGCTGTTCCGCTTATACTTTCCTACGCTATATTGGCTTGCCGTCTTGATGTCGTGAACAGACAAAGGCAATAACTCGTCAATGAAGCCATAGAGCTTCACATCGCCAAAGTCTGTAGGAAGAATGCCCTCAACGTATTTCTGCGTTACTGCACCTTTATAGTAATTTGCGAACTCTCTACATACACCAATAGGAAAGAAAAAGACACGCTCACCTATCTTTGCATTCAAACCGATAAACTTTCCAGTGTGTGTTACATCACAATACAAAGGCTTACCATTATGGGGGTCGCAAGCCCCCCCAATGATTTTTTCATAGACCTTTTCAACTTCCACCTTGTCAGACTTGCGATGTTCTATCATACAATCTACAACTTCATTGAACGCTGTACCCTTAGCGACAGCCTCATTATCGTAAGGAACTCTGTTTATCCTATCAATGGCCGCTTGGAATTGTATTTTGTGGAACTCTTCGGGAGTATGTGGGGGTGTCTCACAGAACCCCCAATACTTTTCCCAAATAATGTCACTATCCACATATTGCTGATAAGCATCAAGCAAAGACGGATAGATGTTGTAGTTAAGATGCTTTGTCTTCATAAGATTTTGTTTCCTTATTGTATACCAACCCAAGTTCATTTACTTTTGCAGAGAACAATGAACGTGCTTTCATCAATGAACTACCGATGTGATTGTAGTCATTAATATGCTCGGTAAAAGAGTTGGCACTTTGTGCATCAGTGATTTGCGAAACGCCATTCTCTATTTCTGCAATCAGTTCGTTATACTTCTTAATTTCCTCTTCCTTAGCCGAAAGCATGCCAAGATAAGGAGCAATAACGTGCTTCTCGATGAAGTCGTTCTTAGCGGTTGGTTTGCCATGTGCGTCAATGATTGTAGGAATATTCATCACACCTGGCAAATTGCACGTGTTCTTGCCGTCATTGCGGCTTGTCGGGTCGAAAGTAATTGTGCGCATCTGTCGTCCATGTTCGTTCCTCATTTCGAGATAGCCGAGCAGGTCAAGTTCAGTGACAATAGCATTGTACGACTTTTCCCTAAGTGCAGGGATAAATACAGTATCGTCACCCTCTTTTCGGCTATCGCGGTGAGCAACAAACACCACATTTTTATTAAGACTTCCTACAGTTCGTGTGAGCCAAGAAAATTCTTGGTTGATGCCGCCCCAATCTCCGATTTTCGGCTGTCGTGTACCACATTTGTAGGTGATAATAAAATCCATCATCTTTCCAATCGTATCTATAACGATTGTCTGATATGCGGACAAATCCTCTTGCAATACGTCTTTTACATCTTGCCAAGCCCCTACCTGTACAGTATCAATACCATCCAAATGAGACATATTGATACGTTTTACACCGTTGTCGAAGTCAAGCAATAAAGGTTTTGGAGTAGATAACGCTAAAGTACTTTTGCCCATACCTGCCTGTCCGTAAATCATCATCTTGATTGTGTTCGGAATACTCAATTCCGATGCTTTCCTAATTAATGTCATAATTCTTTTATTTTATCGTTTAAAAAATATCTATTCAATTTCATTGTTGCTAATGCCTGTTGTATTTCTACTTTGGAGTAATACAGCGGTGATTTACTTTTATCACCATGTTTGTGAGCCGTAATATATCCGGCACTTTCAAGCATTTTGAACGTTTTTAGTTCTATATGCTTGAATTTTAGCCACCGCTTAACTTCGCTTTTTCGTAACAAGTCTTGTGGAGGGTCATAAGCGCGCACGGCCTCTTCAAACCCAACTTGCACGAAATTGGCAATAATACCGCCAAGCTCGTGTATTGTCATTTCCATATCAATACCTCCTATAAATGGTAATATAGCCAGTTTTCTCCTTTATAGTTGTGGTGTACTTATTGTTTAGAGGCGTACACCCTGCAAAGCGGTTTTGTATACTGCATTCCTTACGTATCATCCTTTCGCTGTACGATTTAAGTGATACATGTACCTTGTCATTTTTTTGTAGTCTTAAAAACAAACTACTATTCGAACATTCTCTTTGATTTATTGTCCTTTCCATTTTTACCTAAATAAAAATGCGCTATCTTCACAGACCACGCATATAACGATTATTAACAACGTAAGCTAATCTCTTCTCAAGAAATTTAAAAGTTCTTCTTCCGTTTTGAAGCAATTATCTTCTTTGTAGCTATCGTAGCCATCGCCAAAATAGCTTACATTAGTAAAAGTCTTGCCTCCAAAAATGCTGACAGATGATACTTTAAACTTAACTATTTTCATGTTAGCAATGGTATATAACTCATCGCCTACATTCCATTTGCTTTCTAATTTCATAATCTACTTATTTATATCTTTAAAATACCCATTAATTTCTTTGGCGAGTTGGTAAACAACCCACACACATGCTATTGTACATAATACTTGTGCCATATTCTTAGTTTTAAATCGTGGCAGCCGTGGAGTCGAACCACGCATAGGAAAAATTCATCAAAACCTATGTACCATAACTGCCGTAAATGATGGCACGCTTGCCATCAATGTCCAACAATGTGAAATAAAAACAAAAAGTAAGATACCCATCACGGGTGCATTCTCGTGAGCACGCCCAATTCCATTGCAGTGGGTTTAGCCACAGCGTGCCCTATATGATTGTCAGACGTGGCGATGATAGTTGCCTAAGCTATCTACTCAATGCGTGAAGACGTTTCGCACCATTGTCTGCTAAATTCGTTCGTTAGCAGCCTGCATAGGGGTCACGGATTGTTAGTCTATCCCTTAGCGTTTCTGCTATCTCTATATTTATTTATGAAAGTATGTCAAAGAACTATTTAAGGTTGGGAGCGCCACGCCCCTTTGTCGCGTCTGTCTTTAAAACCTCGTTGTCCGCCTTGTCAATTCGATTGCAGCACCTTATTTCAGTGCGCAAGGAGGTTTGTCAAACTAACG